GCTTTAATACTACTAATAATTCCATCCCGGCTTCGCCCACGGCCATTTTAAACGCGCCCATCATTTTATTGAATCTAAACATTGGGTCCGCGTCGGCCGCCGCTTTTGCTGAACCGCCAAACTCTGTTCTTAATTCCTTCATGATTGCCGCTTGCGCTTGTGCTGTATGGCCACTACGAACCATATTTTTAATCATTTCGGTTTGCGCTTCATTAAAGTTAACACCGACACGACGTAACGCGGTAACTCCCTTAATAGGGTCTTGCAATGCCTTACCTACCTGAATAGCTGAACTCTTAAGGTCCTGACCTAAACGGGTTGACATATCGGCTATGATTTCACTTGCCGGGGTAAATGATTCTTTTGTAACTGATGGGAACGTCAATAAAATTGATTGCATTTCCAAAAGCGCCGACCTTGAATAAGGTAATTGAGCGGCTAAACCTTTTGCGCTTTTTTGTACGTCGTCAAAAGTTAATCCCGCCGCGCCTTTTGTAGAAACAAGGCCCGCTTGAACTTGTGCGTTAGCTTGTTCCAATTGATGGAACGCCTCTATTGATTCCTTTATAAATTCGCCACCTTTAAAAACGGCAAAGCCCACACCCAATAAGCCTAAACCTTTTTTAAGCATCCCCATTGTTCCTTCTAATTGTTGGGCGGCCGCGTTTGCTTCGCCTAGTTTTCCGGTTAATAGGTCCTTAAGTGTAAGGGTATATTGGACGTTCTCGTTTACTGTTGCCATTGGGCGGTCTTTTTAAGGGCGAATTGTAATCTTCCGATATATTGTGCGAATTTTTCATCGCTCAAAGTGTCGGGGTCTATTTTAAAATAATATTGAATTAAACATTCCCATTGCGTTATATCGTCACAATTTTCATCGACCCAAAAATCTTCTATTTTTTTTTAAACTGATTAACCGCTAAAGTGACTAAGTTGTAAGCCTCAAGCGTTGCACCTAAATAATACTTGTCATTCTCGGGCGCTTCGCTGTAAATTCTAGGGTCGCTTTCCTCTTTAATTAAGTAAGCGTCTACAACTTCGCTTGCCGCTGTCACGGGGCTAGTTAATCCCTTGTCCATAACTCGAAGCTTTACGAATCTTGGCGGTTCTTTAATGAATCCGACGATAGTGTCTTCGCTGTCTTCTACTTTAAATACAATAGGATGTATAACCGCCGAATGTTTAACGGATAATTCCTGAACTTTTGATTCGATTTCCTCTTGTGTCATGTTTTTAATGTTTGTACAAATGTAATAAAAAAGCGGGATATAAAAATATCCCGCCTAACTTAAAAATCATGAAACAACGCAAGAAAAAAAAGATTGTCTATTTATGGTCGATTGAACCAATGATTAAAGGGATTTCAACAAGTATTTTTGTATCCCCTTGCGCTACTGTGAAAGGGTCTTCCATGAATTCGCATGCTTTTAAAACATCCAAAACCGGTTGAACTCTACTTCCCGCGAAGGAAACTTGAATATCAAACCAAGGAATATCCAATGGGTCACGATTAGGAGCGGCCGCAATTATAGCGTTCCACTCGTCACGATACAAGGTAATTTTTCCCTCATATTCTTTATTTCCGTAACCTCTACTTACCGGTTCTAAACCAAAGCCGTAGTTGTTCTCTTTCTTTTGTTTGCGCTTATATTCAATTTGGGTAATACCAACAACCGGAACTCCGAAAAGTACCAATTTTACGTTGGCCCATGAATAATTAACGCCATTAATTAACGGATTTGACATTTTATTAGATTGATGTTGTGAACTTAATATTTACTTGGATTGCTCTTGCAACTCCGATAGGTACCAATTTTACAGCGATTATCAAAGTGTTTGTAGCCAATACGTTTTGAGTAGTATTGATTGAAACTTGTTGTGCGCTCAATTCGTTATCTCTAATCATTTGGGTCAAATTAGTTTCCGCCAAACTTGTAAAATAAGCGATTGTTGTATCTGTTAAAGTACCGTCTGAATTCAATTGCAATGGACCATTTAAAGCCGGCAATAAGCTAGCGTATACGCCACGGATTGCCTTGTCTATTGTTCTGTTGTTCTCAATATAAGCATAATCAGAAGTTACAACGATAGCCGTGTGACTGTCATTGATATAAGAACCGCTAATGCCTACATATTTAACTAAGAAAATATATCTTAAATTGTCCAAGTTGTTTAAGAAGCTTTGAGAAGACGCACTAACTAAAACACCATTTGCAAAAGCTAAAGTGTCTAATTCGTAACCGTTACTCATGTTAAATTTACCAACCCAAGCGATGTCATCGCTTACAGCCGCTAAACTTGTTGCACCTAAAACCGCACCTAAAACAGTAATTGACTTACCGTAACTCTTATACAAAAGTGAACCTAAACCCGCACCATCTTGTCCAATTACCGCGCTCGCTTTGTTAGCTGATAATGTGTTTAAATCGGTTAAAGTTGAAAGGTCAGCCGTTGCGCTTAAGTCAGCCGCATAAATAGCCGATAAAGGCTTGTGGTTTGCGTCGTCGTTAGCTACAATTTCGTTATGAATTGTAGTTAAGTCGCCAACCGCGAAAGTTGCATCCTTCCAAACTCCTATTTGACGGATTTTACCGCTCGCATAGTTTTGCATGGTTGTAATTTCCGCAAAAGTATATGTTGAAGGCACCGCAAAGATACCAACAAACAAATTTCCTTGAGGTTGTATACGGAAGTATTCCGCAATGTGATAATGCCAAACAGCTTGTTTAGAAGCTACGCCACCCGTAAATTGAGTAATCGTACCCGCAATTGTTCCCACAATGTTAACAGCTATTGGAGCGCCGCTATTTAAAAATACACCGTTTTTCTTAGGTGCTGTAATTGTTACGGTGCTAGTTGTTGCGATTGCACTATAACCATGGGTTACAGTTCCCGCGTTAATAACCGCCGCAATTGAAGTTGCTACGTTTGCAGTAGTTGAATCCCCGCTTACTTTTGTGTAAGTTCCTAAGTCAACGATTCCATCAACTCCGGTAACTTTAATGTTTAAAGTATCGCCATTTGAACCCGTCGCGCTTACCGCATAAGAACCCGTCGCCGCTGTTCCGTCGGAATAGTCGGCTTTAATGCCCGCCGCTTCTGCATCAGCTACGCTAAAGAATTGTTTAATTCTATTAGACGAACTGAAACCGCTTGGCAAACTTGCCGCGTAAATAAGCAAGCCGGAAATGAAGTCTTCCCCTTGTAAGGGACGACCCAAACCGCCTTGGCCTTTTACGAAGATGATATCGTTTAATGCCATGTTATTTCTTTTTTGTAGGTTTTTTTACTTCTGTTTCGTGTTCTGCGGTTTTTTCGTCCGCCTCTATATCGGTACCTCTGTCCACTTTCTTTGCACCTTTAACCGGATGTAAATAAAAATGATTGTCAGAAGTTACCCATATAGATTGAACGTGAGGAAGGGAAAAAGCCTCTTTGATTAATTCCTTACTCATAATGTTATGTATTAATAGCTAGCACGGCTAACCTCAACCCACTTGAAACCGTCGAAAATAAACTCGATATAAGCTTTTAAACCCGTAGAGATAGCCAAAGATGATGACGCCGCTACGTAATTTGAACCTAATAATTTGATTTTATTTCCGCTAGTTGCTCCATTAATTGTGAATTTAACAACATCGCCTAAATAACAGTTTGCGATTGATGGGAAAGAAAAAGCCAAGCTATCTTGTAAAGTTACTTTAATATGCGTATTGTACGCATTTAAAGATAACTTAACAGTATCAGCACCCGAAGCATCAGCCGTGGCATAGTATTTAAAAGTCAACGCACGGAAAGTGTTATCGTTGTTTGCACCGGTTCCGGTACGTGGTGTAACTGATTGCGCTTGTGCCGCGAAACCAACTAAGATAAATAATGCGAAAAGTAATTTTTTCATTTTTTTATTGTTTTTAAAAAGGGCGATTGCTCGCCCTTATATTAAATTAAGCTGTTAATGTAGTGTAGATAACGAATTGGTCAGGGAAACCGATTTGAGTATCCATTTTGAATAATCCTTTAACAAAGAATAATTCAGAATTGTTTTGCAATCTCATTAATTGCAATTGGTTATCTTCTGTACTGTTAATACCTAACCAAGCGTTAGAATCAACGTCAGGCTTTTGAATAGCTAAATAGAAAGTGTTTTCAGGTAAACCCGCAACCATTTCGATTTCGTATCCTCTGAATTGGTCATAAGCCTTCTCGTCAGAACGTACGTTCTTGTAAGTATCTGTTCTCAAAGCCTCACCATATTTCAAGTAATCAGCATAAGAAACAACATACTTTAAACCGCCTTTACCAAAACGACCTAATAATGCTTTAGGTACTAAATTTAACGCCGCTGTGAACTTGTCACGGATGTTTGCAGTAGTTAAGGCAACCGGAGAAGGTACGCTAATAGTTGGGTAAGTTGGGTCACTTACAGCA